AGGCGGGAACGAGATTTCCTCATACGGCTTGACCGCTACAATGGATGGCTGATTCTTGGAAACATAAGTTTCTGGAATCTTAGTAAATCCAGTCTCACGGAGTTCTTTGACGGCCTTTTTGATTGCCTTAGGCTTCAGTGTGTTGATATATTGTTGAATCAGACTGATAGCAAATTCTTCACGGGACTCGTCCATGATTGCGGCAGGAAGTTCCATCAAGGCAGAGTTCGGGTTCTGTTGTGCGGCTTCTTGGGCCATCGCAACGACATCTTCGATTCTGAGAATCTGGTGGCGTGTAGCCATTTCCTGCTCCCAGATAATATTCAGGCAGGACCATCCGTATTGTAGCGTGTACTGTGCGAGCAGTTCAGCCTCACGCCTAATTTCTGTGCGTAGTTTACTACGAGTAAGCCAGTTCATCAGGATGTTCGCTGATGCTGCGAAGTCGTAGTCATTAATTTCAGTACCAGACACCTTAACTTGGCATCTGTCGAATGTGGTCATTAGAATAGAGCACAATTCATTGATTGTGGAGTCTGTTAGGCGGCAACGAACATCTGAAGCACCCTCAAACGGGAAGGCAGGGTCGCCCTCTGGCCTGTTTTCGCTGTGCTTTTTGCCATCATCGCTCTGACCAGCCCATCGAGCCAATCTGATGTCGTCATTCTGATTGATGTTGGCGATGTTGCCGCCGTTTTGCGTAGAACGCTCGTACTCGGAATATAGATAACCCAAGTCGGGGGTTTCGCTGGCGAAAACTAGTTTATCCTTGTTGTTTTTGTAGTCTTTCATTGAAGTATTTGTTTAAGTCGTCTCGAAAATATCGTTTGTGGTTGCCTTTTGTAAGAATTGTCCTGACCTGTCCATTAGCCGCCGCCTTTTCAAGCGTGCTTCGGCTTATGTTTACAAAAAGCATAGCCTTTGTCCTAGAGAGAAGCATCGGGTAGTGGGATTTCATCAGTAAGAGCCTCCACCCCACCCTCGCATAGCATCATCCTCGATGTACTCAGGATTCATTACCATCAGGTAGCGTAAGCAGTCGATTGGGTCTTTAGTGGCTCCTTTTTCTCCATCATTCCCAGTCCACTCCTTGATGCAGTAAATTAGATTCTGACAATTCTCACTTATATAAAGTTTAGGTTTATTCAGTGGGCTTAGTTCTTTTGTGTAATCGTAGGCGAACCCATCATTGATTAGAGCAACACCCTGCTCGATGCGGATTCCAGCGGCAGGAGTGAAGTGCATTGGCTTTTCTCCTTCGTCAAGCATATCAATAAGCGTAACTCCGCCGTCTTCGGTAACGGCCTTGGTTCCGCCAGCACGAGGGTCGATGTATCTTTCACTAATTGCCTCATCTTGTTCCAAATCAAGAATCAGGCTTTTGTAGTCAGCAAGAGAACGCCCAGCACCATTTCGTTGTGCGGTTCCCATTTTTCCGTCAGCCTCTGAAGCAGGAGTAGCCCATTCACCTTCAGATTCGTCAGGCCATTCCCTATATACATAGATGTCTCCGTTTTCGTCAACCCTAGCCCAAAGCATGAACCAGTTGCGAGAACCAGCAGGGTCAGCAACCATATAGTTCGTCCCATCATCAGGGATTGTTTCTTGCTTGACCACATTGACTTCAGGATTGAACCTAGGGAACTGGTTTCCTGCGATATTGTCCGCCCAGCCATACGCACGGATTTTGATTTCATAAGGTTTCTTGCCTTGAAGGGTCTTGCTTAAATTATCAAAAGACGAATAAGGGTTTAATTGTGAGTGGAACCACATTACTGAGGAGTTCTTATTCACACAGTCAGCCTTGTAAGGCATGTGCCCCTTCGGGCATCCCTGCACATTGATGTGCTCCTTGAGCAAGACCGCAGGCTTTGTTTCCACGAACTTGCATCCACTTACATACTCCTTGACCACTGGACTGTACCCAGTCATAGGAGTGAATGTGACAATCAGTTTCCCTCCTCTTGTTACGATACGATATCGTAGCGTCTCAACCCAGTCAAGAGGGACCAACTCATCGCACCAGATTAAGTCAACTTCGCCACCTTCGATTACATCACGCTTCTGGGCATAATTCATAAAGAAGCATTGGCTTTTGTTCGGCAAAATAAAAGTGTTATCAGAAAATCCATTTTTCTGTGTGTACTGAACATTCTGAATCTTGTTCTTCCTGAGTTCTTTAAACTCAGATGGCAAATACTTATAAACCACTGACTGTTGCATCTGGATGCTCGATTGGTTCGTTGTGTGTAAACACCAAACCCTAGCGTCCTTCATATTAACAAGAGTCTGGACGACACGCTTGCTCGCCCATTCTGTTTTTGATGCTCTATTTCCTCCAAGGATAAGAACCTCTTGTTTGCTGTTTAATAAATCATCTGCATCCTTCCAGTGCGGCAAATCAAACCCGTGACGATATGGGTCTAATTTCTCAGCAAGAATCTTGTCTTCACGAAGCGTGAGAATTTCAGCAGTGCGTTGCTCTCCGTATTTTTCGACAAGCATCCTGATGTCGTCCGCAGACGGCGTGATAAGAACAGGATGCTGTGTCGGGGAGAACGCCATATTACCAAGCCTTGCACGACCAATATCTCGGAGTTGTCTTATCCTTTGCAGTACTGCATTTATGGCGAGCACGGAAGGACTTGCGGCGAGCAGGATTGTTTTTCTTAATGCTCATCTTCGGGTCTCCAAAGCGGACAATCTTCACCTTGTTTCCAGCCTTCACATACACGGCGGACTTCTTCGGCCCGTTAGGAGTCTTGAACGGCCTGTTGAGGCTCACCTTCCTGCCCTTGTAGTTAGCCATTATTTCTTGTAGTTCCCCTTGTGACGGCATTTGCACTTGCACTTGTGCTTCTCGCCTTTCTCGTGCTTTTCTTCCCGTTCACGCTTCTTGTAGTTGTTCTTCATGGTCAGATGGAGCCACAGGTCGGAGTCGAACCGACAACCCGCTGTTTACAAAACAGCCGCACCGCCATTGTGCTACTGCGGCAAATCATTTTAAAGGGCATCGCTGAAAGTTCAGTGCAGTAGTCTGTTTGTCAAGGGTCTTAGTATTTCCCGACAAATCTTGGATGGCGGGAGACAACCCAGCGGGAGCCATCCCATCTGACATCAACAGACATCCCAATTCCAAATTTTCCAGAATCCCTACAAAGAACATTCTCCTGCTTCCCCTCAATCATAACACCAAGAATCCTCGGATTCTGGTACTTGCAATAAACTGTTCCTCGTTTCTCTCCAACTCTTTCAACCTTCTCCTCAATAGGATTCATACCAAGGCTCGACTGCACAAGATGCACCCCTTCCTCAGTCCACCGCACCTCCCAGAGATGCTTTGGCTTCTTGCTCTCAATCCTAGTATAATGCACACCCTCAGTAGCCGCCGCCCTGATAGCCTTCAACTGCTCCCTGCTGATACCCAACGAAACACAAAGTTCTTTTTCTTTCATTCAGTCATGTTTCATGCGGAATTACACAATACAATACAAATTGCCCTGTCTTGGAATCGAACCAAGATTCTCTGCTTAGAAGGCAGATGTTCTATCCATTGAACTAACAGGACAAAACTTAATATGGAAGGTGGGAGTCGAACCCACAATAAGCGGATTTTAAGTCCGATGCGTCTGCCGTTCCGCCACTTCCATGAACTATGGGACTGCTGGGACTTGAACCCAGAACCAACCGCTTAAAAGGCGGCTACTCTGACCATTGAGTTACAATCCCCAAAAAACCCCGATAGGGAGTCGAACCCCAACTAAGAGAACCAAAATCTCCTGTGCTACCATTACACAATCAGGGTACAAAATCAAAGGACGGGTCTGGGTTCTGCCCCCAGAAAATATCACGCAGTCCTATGCCACAACAACTGTATTTATTCATCCACATACACTTGTGATATCCCTGCTTTCTCACAGCCCGCCATCCAAAAGTTCAAAGAACTTACTAACCCTTAAACTACCTCCTACTGTGTCAACTCAAAATCCACTACCATAGGCATATTCCATAATCCATATAAGTTACGGGCTTCCAGCCCATCTTCACTCTCGTTCCTTCGTCATTCGTTCCTCACTCCTCAGTCTCTTAATAAACTTCCCCCAATACTGGGGGACAGCGAGCACAGCGAGCGTGAGGGGGTTAAAACACAGGGGTATTCTTAAAGGGGGAAACTCCTCACAGGTCAAGCAGAATCATAACTAAACAAAATCATCCAAAGCAAATCAGCCCATTTTGCATAAAAAATTTTATCTGGGTGGACCAGTGCGATAGCGGACCTTCGAGGATAGACAGAACCCCCCCGCCCCCCTTGCTGGCTATGGGTTGGCGTTGCTTGATTATAATAAAATAATAGAATAATAAACTGCTGATTATAATATACTTATATAATAATATAATAAAATAATAACACGCTGCTCTAATATAATACTATTATAAAAGTAAAGTGCGGGTGTGTTTACTCATTCTAATAGAATAAAATAACAAACCCATCCTTAATCCTTGGCATCTGATAATAGTATTATTCTATAATAGAAAGTAGAGCAGGCACAAAAAAGCCCCCGTTGCGGGGGGCTGTCTTGGCTGGTGGGTTGGGTTAGAGTTCGGCGGTTTGAAACTCACGGGTGATTTCGGTCTTGGTTGTGTTCATATGGTGAATAGTATTATATTAGGAGCAGATGCGGGGACGGGCTACGGATTCGGCGTAGCGGATTGCGGCGGAGATATGCAACGGCTGTTTAATCCGTCCCATACGCTTTAAGAGGGCGTTGAGGTCTTGGATGGCAAGGCACAAGAGGCAATCGGCCTCATTGTAAGGGCGGGAAAAAATCGGGTATTCCTGCCTATCCCGTAGGGCTACAAGAACCCGCAAGGAAGCGGTGAGAACTTTGCTCATTTTATTATAGAATATTAGAAGGACTCCGCAAGGGCGGTTTCTACGGCTTGCCAATCCTTGCGGCGTAGGGCTTCCCGCACCGCTTCACTTTCGAGGGCGACAGCGGGGGCGACTTCGTATTGTCCGCAAAGGACTTGGAACAAGAGAAGGGTTTTCATTTTATTATAGAATATTAAAAGGAGAATAGGACGACAGCAAGGGCGTAGAGGAACAGGGCGGAGAATATCATTCCAAGGACTTCGATTAGGTCTTCCATAGGATTATAGGCCGCAAGCGGTTAGGAACTTGATTTGGTTGAATAGGGGGTTGGCCTCCCGTAGTGTCGGGAGTAGGGCAAGGGCGGCGGTGCGTCTTGCGGCGGTGTCCGTGATTGTGAGCAGGGCGGCGGCGATGGCCTTGTAGTGTTTGCGGGTCATATGTGGTGCGTTGTGCGTCTATCATTCAACACCCTTGGAAGGATAGAGCAAGCCCAACCGAGGGGTCAAAGTGGGGTATTAGCCGACCTAATGGGTCTTATTAGGGTTGCTAATGTAGGGGAAGCAGGAGCCGTGCCAAGACTCTTGGAT